CCGTGTGTCTGTGGGTACCGCGGATTATGCGGCGCGGAAAGCTGAAGCTACCAACCGTGCACTGACGCGAGCGTTAGACGCCGGCCGTGGCTGAGGGCGTCAAGTTCATCGACGTGCCCCTGGCGGTCTGCGCCTCCCTGCGTGCGTCGTCGCTGCTGACCGGCTTGTATGTCGGCACGGTGGTTCCGTCTACGCGCCCGGCCGAGTTTATCCGGGTGCTGCGTACTGGCGGCATGAAAGAGACTGTCCGTTCCGAGGCGGCGCAGATAACGGTTGAGGCATGGGCGGGTACTGAGGCCCGCGCTTCTGACCTGCTCAGCACGGCCCGCGCCATCCTGAACGCGGCCGATGCTCAACTGTTCGGTGTTCGTGAGTTCAGCGGCCCGGCTAACCTCCCTGACCCTACTACCGCGCAGGTCCGTTTCACGATGAGTTTCCAGATCCGCGCACACGGCACCGTAATAACTGTTTGACCTAAACCATTCTCAAGTGTCCGCAAAACACCTTGAAAGGGGTTTGCCTCATGGCTAACTCAATTAACAATGTCGTGGTTGGCAAGCCGCTCGTAACGGGTGGAATTTCCGTAGCTCCCCTTGGGACTGTGCTGCCGACCGATGCAACTACCGCCCTCGATGTCGCGTACGTCCCTGTCGGCTATGTCACCGATAACGGCGTGACCAAGTCGGAGAAGCGGAACACGGGCACTATCGCCGCTTGGGGTGGTGACACTATCGCCGCTACCAAGAAGGGCATGGATGTCACGGTCAAGCTGGCTATGGCCGAGTTCCTGAATAAGGCGGTGCAGGGCCTCATCTATGGTGACGCGAACGTTGTTGCGACGGCTGCCACGTCCACCAAGGGCAACCTGCTGAAGGTTACCGGCACGTCCGCGCCAACCCCCCGCAAGGTCTGGGTTATCGAGGTCTTCTCCGACGACGCGAAGGTCCGGGTTGTGTTCCCGAACGCGAAGGTCATGGATGTTGGCGACACCACGTTCAAGGATGACGCTATCGCCGCCGCTGAAGCCACAATCCAGGCTTTCCCGGATTCGACGGGCGCCTACTTCTACACCTACTCCGACGACGGCCAGAAGACGGCCTAGTCCCTAAATACTGGTTGGCCGGGGTTGTCGTGCGGACACTTGCCCCGGCCAACCTTTTACCCCTTTCAATGAGTCCGCAAACCAACAAGGAGTCCGCACAGTGGTTTATTCAGTACCGGCGCCCCAGGCGTCCATCAAGCAGAACCGTTTCGAGTTCACCCTTCCCGGTTCAAAGAAGGTTTACAGCGTCCCGAAGCTTCAGTTCGTGAAGCCATCCCTCGCGCTCTCATTCGGTGAGTTGTCTGAGGTTCAGGTGGCAAACCTCCTATTCAACGAGTACCTGCCCGACGTGTTCCCGCTGCTGGAGGATTCCACACAGTTGGAGGCCCTGCTCAGTGCGTGGAAGGAAGCGTCCGGGATCGGCGTGGGGGAATCCGAGGCCTCGCAAGACTCCTAGGGGAGCATGGCGAGGCCATCGAGTACGACCTTATCCGGCTTGGCTTGCGGCTCACATGGCTGGGTACGCGGCGGCTGACGTGGCGCGACCTGTACGTAATTGTCCGTCAGTCTCCCCAAGATTCGGCTATTCACCGGGCGACGGTCGGCGCGGACCACATCTGGGATTTGCATGGGCATTTGTTGGCAGGCATTTACGACGTGCTGTCGGTTGCGAACTGGCAGCGCGGCGGGGATGAGAACGCCAAGAAGCCTGACAGGCTGCCCCGCCCAGGTGTTGTGAAGCAGGTTGAGGGCGAGACGTTGGCCCGCGGTAAGGCCGTGAGTATCGAAGAAATGAACGCCCGTCTGGGGTGGTAACTAAATAAAGGAGCCCTTGATGGCCGTCGAACTCGCAACCGCGTATATCGCGTTGGTTCCGTCCATGAAGGGTGCGTCTTCTAAGATCGCCCAGGAGTTGGGCTCTGTTGATGCTGAGGGTATCGGCGGCAACATCGGCGGGCGCATGGGTGGTGGGATCACCGGCAAGCTGAAGGGTCTTGTTGGTCCTGCTATGGCAGCGATGGCTGCGGTTGGTTTTGGCGGGTTCATCAAGGACGCTGCTGCCGCGTCTGATGCTACGGACAAGTTCGTCGCAACGATGAGCTTCGCGGGTATGGATACGTCGGCTATTGATGCGGCTAAGAACGCGGCTAAGTCTTACGCGGACCAGACCGTCTACGATCTGCCGACGATTCAGAACATGACGGCGCAGCTCGCCTCCAACGGTGTGAAGGACTACACCGGGCTCACGCAGGCCGCGGGTAACTTGAACGCCGTTGCTGGTGGTAACGCTGACACGTTCAAGTCCGTCGCTATGGTCATGACCCAGACGGCCGGCGCGGGCAAGCTGACCACGGAGAACTGGAACCAGATGGCGGACGCCATCCCAGGTGCTGCCGGTCCTCTAATGAAGGCGATGCAGGATGCTGGCGCGTACACGGGTAACTTCCGTGACGCGATGGCTGCCGGGCAGATCACGTCTGACGAGTTCAACGCCGCGTTGCAGAAGCTCGGTACCGACCCTGTTGCGGTTGAGGCTGCAAGGTCTACAAAAACTTTTGAGGGTGCGATTGGTGGTCTTCAGGCCACGATCAACTCGGGTCTAATGTCTGCGCTGAACGCTATGAAGCCCGCCATCACCGGGGCTATCAACATGCTCTCGGGTGGTTTGGGTAAGGCGTTTGAGTGGACAGGTAACGCCGCGAAGGGCCTGCATGACCTGTTCGTGAAGGGCGACTTCAGCAGCGCATTCAAGAAGGCGTTCCATGTTGAGGAAGACTCCGGGCTTGTTGGGGTGCTGTTCACCATCAGGTCTTATATCACGGACCTGGTTGGCGGTTTCCGCGCCATGTTTGCGGCCTATAAGGCCGGGGACGGCGACGTAACGTCTAGCGGTTTCGCTGGGGTTATGGAGCGGATCGGCAACGCCGCCCGTGAACTGACGGGCGGGATCCGGGCTTTCTTCGCAGCATTCAAAGCAGGCGATGGAGATGTTACGTCTTCAGGTTTTGCGGGGATGATGGAGCGCGCCGGCAACACTGCACGCCAATTGACCCGCGATATTGGCGCCATGTTCCTCGCTTACAAGGCGGGCGACGGTGATGTTACCTCATCGGGGTTTGCCGGGTTCATGGAGCGGGTTGGTAATACTGCCCGCGAGGTTACCGGGGGTATCCGGGCATTTTTCGCCGCGTTCAAGGCTGGCGGCGACGATGTAACGTCCTCTGGTTTCGCTGGTTTCCTTGAGGGCTTGGGGTTGAAGGCGCGGGCTTTGGCTGATCAGATCGGCCCTGTTATTGGCTCGGTTTTCGCGCAACTTGGCCCGATTATCGCTACCCTGGCGCCGCAGTTCCTACAGTTGCTTTCGTCCATGTCGCCGGTTCAGACCATCTTCCAGGCGCTTGCCCCGTTCATCCCGCAGTTGCTGGATGTTTTCGGGCAGCTCGCGGTTGTTGTGGGTCAGGCTCTCGGGACGGCGTTAACCACACTGGTTCCGTTGTTCATGCGGTTGCAGGCCGTTTTCATCTCAGTGTTTCAGCAGGTTTTGGCTGTTGCGCTGCCGGTGATTGTGCAGTTGGTGATGATGCTGGGGCAGACGTTCGCGCAACTGTTACCGATCCTGATGCCGATTGTTACCACCATTATGGAATTGGCTATGACGCTGATTAGTCAGTTGATGCCGATCTTCATGCAACTTGTTTCGACGGTCCTGCCGATGGTGGTAACCATCTTCGGCGCCGTACTGTCCGCTATCGGGCCACTGATTCAGATGATCGCCGGAATGCTCATCCCAATCATCCAGTTCCTTATGCCCGTCGTGGTCATGGTGTTCAGCGCAATAGCTGACATCATCGGCGCCGTAATGCAGATCGTCATGGGCATCATTCAGGTTGTCATGGGCATCATCTCCGGTAACTGGGGAATGGTGTGGGAAGGGATCCTGAATATCTTCTCCGGGATCTGGAACACCATTGTCGCCGTGGTTGGCGGCGTGCTTGGGATCATCGGGTCCATCGTCATAAGCGGCCTCAGCATGGTTTCCGGTTTCGTTGGTTCGATCCTTGGGAACATCGGTTCATTCTTCGCTGATACGTGGAACAACATCATCAGTGGGGTGTCCGGGTTCATCGGCAACCTGCTGGGGTTCTTCACGGGTCTCCCAGGGCAGATTATGGGCTTCCTGTCCGGGGCCGGTACATGGCTGGTGCAGGCGGGCAAGGACATCATCAATGGCCTTATTGACGGCGTGAAGTCGATGATGGGCGCGATTGGTAACGCGATCCTGAACCTCATTCCCGGCCCGATTGTTGGGGTGTTCAAGACGGCGTTGGGGATCCAGTCGCCGTCGAGGGTGTTCCGCGCTCTTGGTAAGCACATCCCCGAGGGCCTGAATCTTGGCATTGGGGACGGTGCTGAGGATGTGGCATCCACGATGCGCAGCTTGGTCACTATTCCAGACCTGCCTGCCGCGTCTGCGTCCATGCCGGGCTCGGGTGCTTATGGGCGGTCTGATGGCCTGACGATCAACAACACGATCAACCAGGTTGATGACCCAATCGGGACTGCTCACGCTATTACACGGCGCCAAGTCGCGCTGTCCGTCTAGGAGGATTCATGCCTTATCCGAGTCCGACTACTTACCCGTCAGGGCTGACCTTTCCGGGTGCTGTTGATGCGTCGGCGCCGCTTATAGCCGTGGGTGACCTGGTGATGAACGCCATTGACTCTTTCGGGGTTCAGTGGGTGTTGTCGAACCTTGAAGGGTGGGGCTCGCCGGGTTCCACGGCGCAGGCTACACAGCGGGCGGCTGGTAACGGCGCAACAATGTCGGCCGCGTACATGAAGCCGCGTGTGCTGGTTGGTACGGGCGCGATCCTCACCGAGGATCCTGCCCTGCTGACCAGCGCGATTGACCGGCTGATTGACGCGGTAGACCTTGCGCCGTTCCAGCTAACCGTTGCCGAACCGGGTCTTCGTCGCTCACTGATGGTGCAGCGGCAAGACGATGTGTTGCCGAAGAAGCTGAACGCTTACGAAGCTGAGTTTAGTTTCCAGGTGATAGCGAAGGATCCGCGTAAGTTCGGTGACCTTGTCACGGCGACGACGCGGCTGCCGTTTAGCAGTGGCGGGTTGACTTGGCCGGTAACTTTCCCGATCACGTTTACGGGCGTGTCTGGTACGGGACAGGTGACGGTCAATAACCCTGGCAACACCCAGGCCCCGTGCTGGTTGCGGATTGATGGTCCACTGCCGGCTGGTGGGTGGACCGTGACGCACCTTGGTAAGCAATCCTCACTGACGTTCGCTACATCCCTTGCGTTGGGTGCGGGCGAGTTCGTGACGGTGGACATGGACCGCCGCGAAGTGTTGGCGCAGGGTCAGGCGCCCCGCTCTGGTTACGTCACGTCCCGCGGCTGGTTCTCCCTCGACCCCGGCGACAACGTGATTGCGTTCTCAGCCCAAAACTATTCCTCTACTGCCTCACTGACAGTCTCAACAAAGCCAGCCTGGTCCTAGGAGGCCCTTGATATGACGATCACACTTTTGGTCCCTGACGGTGTAGCGGTTACCGCTCAGCAGTTTCGGCAGTCACAGGCTGCTTTGCATGGCGGCGGTTCGGGCAGGCAGCTTGGTTTGCGTTCTGGTTTCCGGGTGGGCACGCCGTCAACGATCCTTTCCGCGACTAGCACGACGTGGACGCTGAACCCTTGCGCCATTGAGATCGATCCGGGCGCATCCACTTATCAGGGCGGCTACGGCTGGTCTTCTGACGCGAACGTGACCGGCTCGGTGACTGCGGCGGATGCTACCTACGCCCGCAAGGACATTGTCTATATCCAGGTGAACGATTCCAGCGCGGGTGACGGTTCCGGTGCTACTTCGGCGCCGGTCCTTTACCTTGCGGGCACGGCGTCGGCGTCCCCGGTTGCGCCTACCCTTCCGGCGCGGTCCTTCCTGGTTGGGACGATCACTGTCCCGGCTGCTGGTGGTGGTTCCCCGTCTGTGGTGCGTAACCCGGCAGTGTATGTTGCGGCTGGCGCACCGCAGCCTGTGTCGTCGCAGGCCGAACGTGACGCGCTGAGCCTATATGACGGTTTGACGGTGCAGCGCATGGACATCGCGGGCCGCCCATCGGAGCGTTATGACGGCACTAAGTGGACCGTCAGTGACACCGGCTGGACTGATCTCTCCATGGTCCTCGGGTTCGCTCCTGTCACTGATTCTGGCTGGTCCGGGCTGAAGTACGCGGTGCGGAACGGGTGGGTCATCGTGAACGGGGCCGTGCAGCGTGGAACCTCCTGGGGCGCCGGTATTACCTGCGCCACCCTTCCCGCCAGCATTGTTCCGGCGGTGAAGATCCAGGGCACGAATAACGCCTATGTGGAGGGCATTAACATCTCCCTCGGTGCCGGATCCGTGGCGGTGTCCTTCTCGATCACATGGCCGCTGTTCTGATGCGCCGGCCAAAGATCCTCAGCCTGTCGCCTGAGAAGCGGGTAATGATAGGCCGGAACATCACACTGACCGCCGGACTCATCTACTGCCTGTCACGTTCTGTCTACTACAGCACCATCCGGGGCGATTCCCTATCAGGGGCACAGGCGGTCATCACAGGCAACGGTCACGCCCTCGGCTTATGGGCGGCTGTGTGGGGAGTCGCCGCGATCCTCTGCATAGTGGACATGGTCAACCGACATACAAGGCACGGCCTGTCCGTGCTGGTAGGTATCGCGTTCGGCTGGGGTATCGGCTACATCCTCATCTGGGCCTTTACCGGGTTTAAT